TTCCGAAAGAACTGACACTAATATGGTCAGAATCTTTCCAGCGTCCACTTGTAAAAACAGGCGACTATCGTTGAATAAAAATTTCAATCCAAGATTTAAAGCTTCCGCGAAGGCGGAATTATCAAATATGATGGACCTACAAACATTCATTGTTAGTCGGTATTCCTGCCTTACAGCGGAGCTGTCGATACCCTACTCTATGGTGCGCGTTACATAGAGATTGACACATATAGTGTCGCGAAATATCTTATAATGGAATTCTTCATCCACAGCTATTCCCTCAAACTAGAGAGAGACCATGAACTCGGAAAGACCAAGTTTGTCATTTGTAGTTGGCAGTAATCTACCTAAGACTCCACTTATCCAAAGACAAGTAAGTAAAGAATCGTATATTTTTATAATTTTTTGTTATTTTGTTAAACCCTTACGAGGGCCAGTGCCATATGTAGTAGTAGCGTACTACTTACAAATCCGCTTACCCATAGGCAAACAAGCGGAAAGGTGTCTATTTAATTATTCCCTGACAAGGGAGAAGATGGAACTGGTCGGGAGTAATCTCTGTACTTAGAAATTGTTCTCCTCGACATAGGTGTTCCCAGAGTACAAGGGATAGGGTGTAACCTTCCCTAATAATAGCTTTCTCTAATTTCTCTCCATTAAATTTCGGACGATACCGGATCCAACACTGATCTCCAAGAACAGATATGGGGTGTCGATCCAAAAGAAAAGAAACGTAGGCAAGAAATATAGCATATACTCTAGGGGCCATTTCACGTTGTGATAATGGGTACTTAAGTAGAGACGTAGCGGTCGGAATCAATATCTGGGGAATATTGTCAAATCGTCTTTCATCGCTAGTACCTAACGTGGTGCCTAAACGGCCACAAAACTGCCTAATCAGTTCTTGATTCACTACCTGATCGCTAGTCCTAGACTCGGCGACCAAAGTCACTAACTCGGGGCGATGTCGCGCTAAAACAATATTGTAGGCGACCCCTAATATAGTGTGGTTCACAGGCAGTTCAAAGTTCGAAGCTAAATGGTCCGGTAAAATGACACCTCTGTTGGTCATCATCGTACACGGAAACCCAGCTAGCCATGAATAACTCATATGGTACTTTTCCCAATCAACCTGGCGGAGGTAGTAAGCCAAAGTCATGAAAAATTTAGAGTCGTCATACCCTTCAGGAACAGAAGGCAAAGTCGTGGTATACGAGAGTATCACACTTTTATGCGTTTCAGTTGTCCCCAAAGGATTCTTATTTGGATATATGTGTGCCTGATCATCAAGCATAAATCCATCTCGGACTGAGCGGGACTCAGCCACTAATTTCTCCGGATACTCTTCCATAGAAATATCAGTGAAATCATCAAAGTAAGCAGGGAAGTCATCGAAGTAGGCATTGAATCGCTCTACAAATCTGGCTTGATCCTGCTCATGTTCTCTGAAAGATGGGATGAGCTCCTCCACGTACTGGTCGCGAGGTTGTAGTACTGGCAGAGATCCACGGGTGGTGGAATCTACCCTAGCCTCCTCATACTGTGGCGAGGAACTCATATGATGATTAGCCATGCTATGCCTCTCTTCTTGGACTCTGTGGACAGGTGTAACTTCACAATGATTGGTTACTCTAACTATCCGATTGAATCTCCTAAAGATAGCATCTTGTGCAGGGATATATTGGCTAATTGCCGCTCCTGTGGTAAAATCCAGGTTCGATGTGATAATTACGAGATCGGGCTCGATATACACCTTGCCTTTCATCTCCACGTTGGGATTGAGTGCGGTCTTTCTAATATTATTGACAAAGTCAACGACTTTTCTCCAAGGATTTTTAGTGTCGGCTAAACCGTACTTAGAAGCACCTATATCATCAAACAGAACGACCTTGTGGGAGGTCCTGAATTCTGATTGGTACTCGTCAGTTTCGTTCAACGTAACCATATCCGAAGATTGGAATGAGCCGTACTTGTCGATCATCAATGCTCTTGCTATTTGGATTGCAAAAGAGGATTTTCCAGTCCCAGGGTAACCGTATAAAACTATACAAAACGGTTGTTGCCTGAGAGATCCGTTACTTACATCTGTTTCAAGGTCGTCTAGTGCATGGGAGATACGCGATAGTGTATTGGAATCTCTGACCGAGAAAATATTGTACATGTGTAATAATCTATACCTTTTTAATCTTTTCACGAGGGCTTTTACTGTAAAGTAAGGATCTTTGATGGACCCAATTTTGGCTGTCGAGACTCTGGCGAGGTCTTGTTCCAGCCATCCTGTAATATGTACAATCTGCTTCGCACAGGATATAGCGGCGAATACAGACACCACAGAAACCTCGATGGGTTTTCTATAGCGATTCAAAATTGCTAGATGTCTAGCTAGTGTGTAATAAAAATTGGTAATACGATTTGTTGATACGGGTCAGATACATGCATTAGTGTTTCTGCCTATTGATATTTTGTTTTGTGGGGCTAATAACCACTCCCGCTAAATAACGGGAAGCATGTTCGCTTCATTCTTGATCTGCCAAAGCAGTCCGCGCATTAGGAAATATTGAACCTAATGTCTACGTCTGTAATCAGTGACAAAATTCCCTTTTTGGTTTCATATGTAAAATAATACGTCATAGGGTAACGACGCCCATCGGTATAAAGGCCCGATGCTGGCCTATGATGTACGTCCTACTCTTCCGGGTGATACGCGGGGGTTAAAGCCCGACGCATCTCACTGGATGAGATAGGTTGTAATGTGTTCCAGGGGAGTGCAAAAGGAGCATCTTGAGTTTCTGATGCAAGGCGGATTCTTTCACATTTCGCAACAAACTCCTCGTAAAACTCTTCGCCGTGCAAGTATGCCTCGCGGGCTTGAGATTCAAAATTCGCTTGAAATTGTTCTGGTAACGTTAGTGGTGTATTCTTTGTCTTAGTCCACCAATAAAACTTTTTCATCAGGGATTCCTCCTCCAACGGCGCAACGATGGCGTCCAATTGAGGGTGGTATCTAAAAGATCTCTTTAGAAAAGAAACCTCCTCGATAGTCTGATAGGGGACTGAGTCCGCCCCTTTATCTGCCATGGTATACTTGATACCCCAACTGGCAAACACTGCTTGAATGGTAGTGTGGTTGAATAATGGAATCTCATCACTCACACCAATGGCGTTGTCATCACCATACACTTTAGCTCTACAGAATCGACGGAAACTCGGGTTTTTGATGTCCGGGTAGTCGCGATCCATAATTGTAAAGAAGGCCATTCTTAGCAAAATGGAATTGACAATGGAGTTCATCTCAACAGTTAATGGTTGGCCCGAAGGTTGCCCACTACTAAATTGAAATAATTGACCCTCCCAAATCATAACTGGTCCAACAACAGAGGTTAGCATGCCTCTGAGGTATTCCAGGTCTGATGTGGAAGCTCCATTCTCTTTATATAGCTGAATAATAACAGCGGCAGATTTCTCTAATAGTGCTTTAGGTAATTGTGTATCATACCCGGAGAAATCGCCACAGACGAAGTTACTGAATTGACCTCCATTGGTCAAATCGTCATGTACTTGTCCCCACTCGTCGGATTGAGCGGCAACGCCTACACAGCATTCAGACACGACTTTGTTCCTCAACACATGCTTCACAGGGATAATAGCCCTGGTCGCAGCGATAAAGAAAGCCATATCATTGCCATAAACTGATCGGGTTTTCTCTTCTGCCTTTTCTAACGGAAGAACCTCGTTGGTTTTTGAGGCTCTCACAAAAGGATCGAAGGTGCCTTGGCCCGATCGCCAAGTATTCTCAATCTTCTCGATATCTGCAACAACTTCCGGTACAAGTACACGTGGTACAACCGGCTGGCCGTCACTGTCAAGTTCGAGATATTTGGTTTTCTTTCCTCCATAACAAATTCCGGATGACGTCTGATTATTCATCCCGCGAACCACTCCTGTTCCGTCGCCATCAAGGGCTTCGGAGAGGGGGCGCACGGAAAAGAAACCAGGGGATTCTTTTTCCAGCTTTGAGGCATAATCTGCTAACGACGTTCCGTCGGCAGATGGTCCTCTTAGATAATCTTCAACTGATCTATCCATCAACGAAATAGGTGCATCGTTTTTGGGGGTGTTAAATTTCTCTAATGTAGTGTTAATTTGTTTGGAACCATTGACATGTCTCGGGGGACGAGATCTCATATCACCAAACTCTACTGCCACTTGCGGATTCCAATTTTTGAAATAATAATCCTCCGCGCGAGGTCTGTAAAGCTGGCCCATGTTGTCAAGGACTAAGCCAAGAGACGTGATAGGGGTTACGTCTGTGTTCAATTCCTTCTGTACGTAGTTCGTGGTCCCGTCAGCAATTTGCAAGTTCTTCAAGTTGTTCTTTAAAACCGGCTCAGCTGGGTAGGACGATACAAAAATGGATGATTCTTGTTTTAGGGTTTCCTTGGTACGGTTAACTGTTGACTTGTCTATGGCCAAACAGTACCAAACATTGGTTGAGTTTCCAGCAATATGGATACCAATGATAGAGTTATTGTAGATAAGTGGTTGTCCACAGTCTCCACAGCCAGAAATGTGCTCCTGCGCTTCGCAGCGATACACAATCTGTTTCTCAGTACCATACTTGGTTACGTATGTAATAGGGTCTTTCATCATTCGGACTCTAACAGGGACGTATTTGACAGCACCGGTAGTAATATCCTTGTGGATATAAGTCGCTCCAGCCTGGTTGGGCAGAGTTCCTGGCTCAGCTAAGTACTTGCTGAAATCCTTACCGGAAGGCGCATTTGGTAAATGCACAAGGGCGGCATCCAGAGCTTTGTGGCTAAAGACACCATGCTTAATCAAGGGTTGGATATGCGTCATAGGCACGTCCATATTCTTATAATCAGCACCTTGTAAGTGTGAATACCTCAGGATAATATCCTGCTGTTTAGTTCTGTTCAGCCCGTGGTATGGGACTAAACGTTCTGAACCCATAGGTAGACTCTTAACGAAACTAGTATCCTCGCCAATCGACTTAACTTCGATTTCTGCGATTCCTCTACCAATCTCGATCAGAGCTTGTTGTGGGGTCATAGTCCTAGCTTCGTGAGCTGGACGGGGTTTGCTCAAAAAGTATCCAAGTGCGTCTGAGTTAGACTTCTTGGGGGGAGGTACGAATTGAGCACGGATGGCTTCATGATCTTTCTTCTCTTCTTGTTCAGTTTGCGTGTATGTAACTGGTCCGTCAGACACCATTGTAGTAACGGCGTGTTCAGGCTTAGCAACAATCTTTGATATGGTGATCATCGATTTGAACATAAGTGAAATACTCAAGGCACCTGTCATGAACAGAATACCGTAAGCAGCGCAGCGCGCTTTGAAGTGGTCACGAATATAGGTACCAGCGGCAAGAGACCGCTCCATATGAGCATGTTTCTCTCGTTTGTATTGAGAGTGCTCATAGGCGCCTACTGAAAGTAAAAGTAGTAAGCAGCCAAAGGGGACAAAACACGAAATGATGAAAAGGATGGCAATGGTTAGCCGGTTCCTCCGATACATCTGTGCTCGACCCAAGGTGTAAGCAGCCATATTCCTCCACAAAATAGTAAGAGAATAGGCGGCCGCAGCCTGGGACGAATAGTCCAATACCCAATTGTCAAGAGCCCAGAACTTCTGTTGGGCTGTGGCGATGGGTTTGTCGTAAAACATGGCCATAAAGTTTGATCTGGCTTTAATTTCACGAGCTTCAGCAGTGAGTTGTTCACAGAGACACATATCACTAGGCAAATCGCACCCCGCACAATAATGGGAGGTGTCCTTCGACTTATGATGGCGAGCAGTGTTTGTTCTCCAATGATCGATGAATATTTGCTGAAGTTTGATGACGGCATCGCGCCATTCGTTGTTCCCCTCACGGCGTTCGTACTCAATATCCGAATACTGAACTCTGGATCCTCCGGGGACAGGCATAACTCCTGCAGGTCTCTTGAGATTAACTTCGTACACATCGGTATTAAAGTTCTCATCGGACACTTCAGGATGGCTCATGTCTAGACGGTCGGTTCCGGCTAAACAATATTGCTCTTTGATCTTCAACTCCATAACTACACCTAAACGCCTCAGTAAACTATCAACACTAGCTGTTCGAAAACAGTTCATGCCTAAGTCTACATCATTGGTCGTGAAGATAGTACCTATATTATTGTAAGTGTGCTTGCCCTTCTCTTCGGATCGAGATTTAGGGATGACCTCCTTAGAAGTGTTAACTATGTCTAATACATCTTTAGTCTGCATCTTCTGGGATTGGTCGTTGGCGTAATCGTCGAAAATAATCACATCTGTGCTTCCGGTGATATTCTCTTCGAATTTGGGATCTCCTCCTCTACAATTGATCAGATCTTCGTTCGGTGATCTGTCCACAATTTTTTGCATCATCAAGCCAATCTTGCTAGATGCGCATGTCTTACCACTTCCGGCAGATCCCAATAAGGTCACTGATAGAGGTTGGACTTTGGTATTGTCCGGGTTCAACTTGTGTTCAACTGTTCGGATATAGTCATCTAATGAAATGAGGTACCTAGAGATCGCGCCTCTAGCTGAGGGCGTAGGTTCCTTGTTTAGGTGATTTTCTCCTTCTGATCGCAATTTGTACAGGCGATCTCTAAGATGTTCCAATTTGAGATTGTTGGTCTCGAGGTATAGTGGATCACTTAGGTATGACATCATAATATTGTTCATTTCAACATATTTAGCTTCAAACAACTGGTCTTTCGGTAATTCCCAAATAATTGAGTCAAACTTAAAAGTCATTAGAGCTTCAGAATTCATGTAAATCCAATCGTAGATTCGTGCAAGGAGCATGGTAATACTCTCTGCGTGTTGTCTAAAATCGGAACCAATCTTCAGAATGCCATTAGTCAACTGAGAGATAAGACTGACCACATCGCCCTCGGAATGGGCGGTAGTGATAAAGTTCTTAATACAGATAACTGAGGTGAGAATCCCGGAACATGAATGGACAATGCCAAACAATGTTCTAGGGTTAGTGACAGACAAATCCTTCCAAAAACCTTTGAGAGAGGTTTCGGCGGATTCTGCTTTGATAAAGTAGGTCTTCAAATGGTTCATGAAGGTGCCCACTATTTGTTGTACGTATTTAGCGGAGTTCTTAACGGTATCCAGCTTGAATAGTGACAAACATAGCGATGCAAAGCCGACGGTAATGTCCGCCCAGCCTGTCGAATTTCTTGTGCTCATGTAGAAATTCAGAACATGTATAACTGCAGATCCAATATCTGCCAAGTTATTCTTACTTGCTTTGTATAGATCAGTTACTAATTTGAGAATCACATTGAGTGTGGTGATTGTCTGATCTTTGAGAAAAGCTAAAGTTTCCGGAAATTCAAAGTCGGGAGTGACTTGTGACAGAAAATCGGAAAGTTTCAATGAGTAGTCTACTTCTGTATCGGTAGATTCATCACTGTCGATAATACTCACACTAGTTTCCTCTGACGGGTTGTCAATAAAGGAAGATGGGAAGGTAAGTTCATCTTTGACTACTGGCTCGGGTGCTGAGTCAATAGGTAGCTCGTAATTCATTTCTACACTGTCGTCTTCATCGGGGTAGACAAAGTCGGTTGGTAATGCATAGAATTGCGTCTCATCCGAGACGTCTGACTGGTTTGTGATACCAGACAAAACTGCGGGTTCAACATCCGGAGATGTGTATAGGGGTTTGCTGTAAGCAGTAAGAATTCACATAACCACACCTTTTAAGGGGCATGGGGGCAGAGTTTCTCAAACTCTACTAATTGGGGAAGGCCTGCCGGCCCGATCTGATTTTGATTATTTCTTTATAGGGTCCTTTCACGGATTACTACGGAATATAAAGTACCAAGAGATCAATACTTGGCAACGTCTAACGTTGCTGGCTATACAAAAGAGTACAACTGGGTTATCACACCCAGAAGATTAATGTATCCAGGAAAGCGCACCAAAACAAAATTCGTTAATTTCATTCATAGTGCCAAATATATCTCCACTCTGATGGTGAAGTTTTAGATGAGTCATATAAAACAACTAGCTCTAGTGTTCTTGTGTAGGTTAATAGGGGTCCTTGGATCTTTTTAAAATACGAACATAAAGAGTGTCGTCGTACATCGTCAAA